ACACCACCTACTACTGGCGTGTTGACGCCGTTAATACTGCTCCACTTGCCAATGCACCTATTTGAGATGCTGTATTAAAAGCTGAGCTCCTTGTTAACTCTTTTTTGACATCTTCTCTTTCAGATTCTTGTGCTCTTCTTAAATTAGAAAGACTACCGTAAACTCCATCTCTATCCCCTTGATCTCTCATACCAAGTGATTCACGTATCCCTCCTCTTGTTTGGTTAACCAAAGCTCTTACTCCATCAAATGGATTACTAAGTAAAGTTCCTATTTGCTTAAAATAACCGTCATCTGGGGTAGGCATACTTATAGTAGCAGGTGGATTTTTTGGATCTTCTGTAGCAAACTTATAATTATCTTGAGGCTTTTGTGCTGGTCCAAAATGAAAAGGTTTTATATTTCTTAGTTTATCTCTCATTACCATTTAACTTTATTAGCCCAGTAAGCTGCGCTCATTTTACCTTTAGCTATATTTTTTCCATGACGAGCTTTAAAACTAGCTCTTCTAGCTTTTGATTTAGAATCTGTTTTCTTACCAGCTGTACTTACTCCTTGCTGACCAAACCTGATTATTTTTTCTCTACCATTTTCACATGCTTTAACTATGTGTGACTTGGTTTTGTGGCTTGGTGTTCTTCTTGGTTTATTACAAGATAGCGTTTTTTTATCTGTAGCCATTATTTTTTCTTTTTAGTAGGTTTGCAATCAGGAACCATTTTACCACCTTTCTTTTTAAACTGTGGTTTTCCGTTAACAATGTTGCTGTAACCTTTCCAACAGGTTGTTTTCTTTTTAGCAGGTCCTCCTATTATTCTATCTATCATTTTTTTAGTTTTATATGTTACAATATTCTTTATAAGCGTCAAAGCACGGGCAACTTTTCGCGGCAAACTCATTGTGGCCGTGTATAGTAGCGTTAGCATGCATTTTTTTTAATGTTTTAAGAAGCAATAGTAAGCTTTCTTTTTGTTCAGGTGTTCTAGTATCTTTAGCTATCCATTTGCCATTAGAACCACGTTCTGATTCAACGCCTCCAATATAACAAATACCTATAGAACCTTTATTTTCATTCTTAACATGAGCACCTTGTTTGTATATAGAGCGACCATATTCTATAGTTCCATCTAGTAAAACTACGTAATGGTAACCTATTCCACTCCATCCTCTTTTTAAGTGCCATCTATTTATTTCAGCAGCATCTAAATCTCTACCTTCCTGCGTGGCAGAGCAATGTACTATTATTTTATTTATTATTCTCATTTTAAATCGTTGTATTTTTCTTCTAGTTTTTGCAACTTGAACGCAGGTGTTTTTATACCAGATTCTTTTTCTTTTTCATAAAGCTCCTGTCTTACTTCATCAGGTATCATGTATAAGATTTTTCTTCTATAAGCCTTGTATTCTTTTGATTTCTGCTTGTTTATTTTTCTAGTTTCTTTAGCTTTTTCCTTACCAGCTAATTTTCTAGCAGCTTTAGCTTTTGTTTTTATTAAATCGTGTTCTTCAATTTTAACACCTGTATCCCATGATCTCCAACCTAAAGCAAGAGCTAGTCTTTGCCACTGTGTATTCCTAGTATCTAAAGCTTCTGTTATAGAATTTACTTCGTCAACAGCTCTATCTAAGGGTAAGTTTAATGTTGCGGCGGATAAAGAACCTATCATGTTGTACGCAGGGCTTAACTGAAATTTACCATCTATCATAACATCAAAACCTCTTTCATTTATAACATCTTTCTCATATTGTAAAGTCTGTAATGCTGCATTTATTTTTCTAGCCTTAGAACCTATAGGTGGTGATATTTGAAGAGCAGCTAATATTATGTCTGCATTTTCCCTAGAGAATTGAGGTTTTTCTTGGTACTCAATAAATTCCCTTATAGTGTTTTTAATAGTAACAGCTACAGCTCCTGCTAAACCAGATCCACGAACAATTGAATCAACCATACCGTTAGATATTCTAGCTATTTTATTTTCTTCGCCTCTAATTTTCTTTTCGTCGTACTTTTCTTTTTCTTTATCTGTTTCAAAATCCTCGTCTTCGTCATCAAATCCTGGTACTAAAGCAAACAATGCATTTTGAAGTGCGTTAAATATAAAGTTTTGTATAGCACCGTAATATAATATTTTAGATATGTTTTGTTTTTTACTACCTCTTCCATTTATAAGATCTTGACCAGCTTTTTTAATTAACCTAGTATACTGCATAGGTGTATTTTGAAAAGCTAAAACTAATCTACCTAAAACACTGGACTGTTGACCTGATATAAGCATTGGATCTGCAGACTGTTGTGTCTCATCTGATATAGCACTAAAGTCTTCAAAAGCTTTTGCTTCTGCTTCATCTGTTTCAAAACCTTGCTTTTTATAAGTATTAATTCTATTTCTATAAAAAGTTGCACCACCTGTAGATATAGCTATACTATCTGCTATTTGTGTTGGTGTAAAACCTATTTTAAGTAAGTAAGATATAACACCTGTCATTCCACCTTTTCTAGATGCTTGAGCAATTTCAGCTTCTTGTATATCACCTTCTAATCCAGATCTTCTTTGTTTTAGTTTATCTGAGTTAAATAACTTTATAACATCTTTCCAATACTGAGGTTGATTTGCTAAAGCTAAAGCAGCTTGTGCTGGGTTGTTGTCTGACCAGTTAATAAAGTTAGCTGAAGACATTAGCTGTAATAACGCGGATCTTCTGTTGAAGAACATGATCGCGCCGACAGAATTGTTAACCCAATTATTCCAAGATTCTACTAACCTACCACCGCCACTTGTTTTGTTATTACCACTTTTCATTCTACGTATAGAATCTTCTAAAGCCTCTCTTACTCTAAATCCATATACCGCTTGTACTTTATTTAAGTTTTTTGGTGAAAATATTATATCTACATTTTCTATAAATTCGCTTAAGTATTCTTTTCTATTAACATCTCTACCAACTCTACTTAAATCACCTATTATAGTGCTAGCGTCCCAAAATTCATTTGGCTCTACAAAAGTATCTAATCTAGTTACTAGCTCAACTCCATCGGCAAACTGCACCATGGATTCATTTTTAGACACTAAGTTTACAATCTTTGCTTGATCTGTTTTACTTAAACCTGGTATAGTAAACCCAGCTCTGTCCCATAAAAATATTCTTACAGCTTCATCTGTCGTATACTTGGTGCCTTCAAATTTTTTTCTTAGTTTCTTTTTTATTTTTGGATACTTTTTTATTAAAGCTCTATAATCATTTGTTATCCTTTGCTTTGCTTGCTCTACAGCTCCAACGCCTCTCATGTAAGGTTTTATTAATGCTTTATCAAAAAATTCTTGATCAGCTTCACCTTGTTTACCTTTTCCAGCAAACGTATACATTGTTAAACCTCTAAAGTCATCAGCTGACGGTGGTATAAAGAAAGAAAAACGTTTTTGTTTTTGACCTCTTCTTCTAGCTAGTGCGTCTGAAAAAGTAGCTTTAGCATCAACACCTTTGTTTCTTTCTATCATAGAGTTAAACTCGTCACTAAGCTTTTCGCTAAACTTTATTCTAGCTTGCTGTACTTTAGACTTAACATCTAAAACACTTAACACGTCTTTAACCGCTTTGACATTACCTAAGTGATCGTCTGTAAAATAAAAATCATTATATCCTTCAGCAAATTTACCTAACATCCAATCTGCTTTAGCTTGAGGTCTACCATCGGCTAATCCAGTTATATTTTTTAAAGGTATGTTTAAACCTAAGCTTCCTAAAAATTCTTTAATAGGGCCAGCTGCGTCTTGTGGTCTAGCTGTTAGTACAAATATATCTTCAGAACCTCTAGCGTCTTGTATCTTTTTTGCTACATCGAACAATGGCCCTTTCTTACCATTCATAACTTTACTAAACTCAGAAAAATCCCATACAGCTCCTTCTGCTTCCATTCTACCAGCGTCTTTAGCAAACGTACCAGCATCTATTTTACCTTTTGTACCATCAGGCATAGTGTATAAGACATTGCTTTTAGTTTGAGCTAATGTATCGTCAAAATCAAATACTCTAGCTTTTTTAATTTTCTCAGAGTACTTAGGGCTTCTAGCGTTTCTCATAGCTTTGTCAGCTATGTTGTCTTTTTTAACTTGCGATTTAGCTTCTGGTTTAAATGTACCTCTAATATAAGGACTACCATCTGCGTTTATATTGTATTTATTTTGGAAGTTAACACCATCAATGCTTATTAATCCTTTTGGATCTATACCTCCGTCTACAGTAGCTACTAGCTCGCTAAAATATCTATCGTACCACTTATTGTTTAACAAGTTCCAACCTATTGGCATTTCACTACGAAGTCCAACAGCTATTAGTTTTTTGTCCATAGCCTTGTCTAGCGATATAAGCTTGTAATTGTCTATAACAAAATCATAAGCGCTTTCAAAAGCACTTTTAGATAAAGACACATCTAATAAATACAAGTAAGCGGATGTAGCAGGCATAGCATGCTCGTATTCAAATCTGCTACCTGTAATTTTATTAGAGTAACCCACGAATTGAGCTCCAAGTTTATGCCAGTGTCCAGTGTCACTACCTGTTATTTTTAGATAATTACCTATTACTTTAGCATTTTCCTTGTTTGACTGTATAGCTTTATTAAATCTATACCACATAGCTTGATGGATTTTCCCTACCTTTCTATTAAAAGCAGCTATATCACCTGATTTAACTTTTGCTTTTATAATTTCTTTTGTCTTAAAAAGTGTGTCGTAACCAGATATTGAAAAATCACTAACACCTCTTACAGGTGCACCGTATTTTTGATTAGTGTCTGTAGCAAGTTTTTTCATTTGATCTACGTAGTACTCTTTGTAAAGAGATTTAGCAATATCAGTTGTACCCAAAACTTTCGACGTTGGTGTAAATACAGTTCCATAATTACCTTTTTTATTTGGTTTTCCAAACCAAAAATCTTTAGGCATCAAAGGCAGTAAATTCTTTTTAACTTCAGCTACATATTTATCTACGTCTTCTCTTGTTTTAAATTTAAAAGTACCATCTATACCATACGCTTTAAGCAATCCATCAACACCTCTTGTTTCTAACTTAAATACTGGGTTAGCTAGTATGCCTTTTACTTTTTCACTAAACTGAATATCAGATCTACCAGCGCCTATGTCTGCTTGTATTTGTTTAGGTGATCTAGAGGATCTTTGATTTAACTTAGAGGCTTTATCTCTAGCTATAGTGTTAGCTACTATAGAACCTTTAAGCTTAGCTATACCACTTAAAAAAGTACCTATGTTTCTATCATACCTATTTAGTTGACCCATAGGTGTTATACCCATATCTTCTTGCAACTTCTTTACAGTTTCGTTAGATATAGTTCCAGTAAATTCAGGTTTTAATCTTCTCACAAAAGGTTGACTGCTTAATCCAGATGATCTTTCACCTGTTTTGTCAGCGTAAAAATAATTTAATACTCTACCTTTTAAACCTATAGATCTACCTTGAACGTCTTTAGATACAGGAATTTTTTCTCCTTTAGTCCCAACCTCAGATTCTTTTGAAGTTACATTTGTAGGAGGTAATAGCTTTATAAACTTTCTAACCTCTTGATCGTTTCTAAAGTCGTCTTGTATTCTACCTGCTTCAGAATTTTCAGGTATACCGTTTATTATTTTTTTAGCGTAAGTTAAGTTTGCGTTTTTATCAAGCTTACCTTCTGATATGTTATAAATAGACGAAGCAATCTTAGTTCCAAATTTACTACTTATAGATTTAAAGTCAGCGTTAAAAGGAGCTATATCACTTTGAGATATATTAACTAGGTTTTCAAGTTTTTTAATATCTGGACTTACAATTTTAAACTTCCTAGGATCTATTTTAGATACTGTTTCTTTAGCTTCTCTAGCTTCTCTTTCTTCTAGCGTCTCGTTAGAATCTTGTGCAGCTATATCAAAGCCTACACCTATTCTAGTTTGTTTGAAATCTTTAGGTGCAAACTCTTGTTTGTAAAACTTGTTTGCTCGACCTGCTTTAAATACGTTAAATACGTATGTAGTAAAAGCTTGTTTATTACCATCTTTATCTACAGGTTTATAATTTTTTATAACGCTTTCAAATTCTGTAGCTACAAACTGAGATGCTTCATCAGCTAGTATATCACCTTTAGCAACATTGTAACCCATGGCATCTAAAGCTACTGATTGATATTGAGTAAAGAAGTCAAAATATTTATCACCTGTGTTAAATGAGCTAGGATCATTTTTATATTCAACAGCTAATTTGTTTACTGTAGATTTATCTGAAAACTTAGTATCTTTACCTTCAAATTCTTGTAAAGCTTTTTTGGTTTTTTTACTTACCTTACCAGCTCTAAATGCCGCGTTATTAGCAGCTAGATAGCTTAAAGCTTTTTCTGGAGTGTTAAGTTTATTAGGGTTAGTGTTGTTAAACACTCTAGTCATAAAACTATCTTCTTGTTCTATCTGTACTTCATCTTCATAAGCATACAGATACTCTTGCATATACTTAGTATATTCATCTCTGTACTTTTCACTATTCTCAAAAGTTAAGTTTTCGTCAGCATATAGATTGTCAAGCATGCTTCTAACGCTTTTATCTACAGCTTCTATAGCTTTATTATTTGTTTTAGCGGCTGCTGCGGCTAAGTTTTCAGCATATAGCTTTCTGTTCTCTGGTTTTATACGAGCATCATCAACTATGTGAGAAAATTCATGTAGTATAACTGTTCCAGCTTTAATTTGGCCTTTATCTAAATCTCTTTTTGCCTGATCTTTATCTTGTGTTATTATAGTGTTACCCATTACAGCACCATAAGTTTCACCATTATTGAATTTAGAAACAGCGTTTTTGTACTCTTCAGAATTAACATCTACACCTTGATTTTCAAGTGCTTCTTTTAGTTCTTCTTCTGTAGTATATTCTACAATTTTTACACTATTTATATCTGCAAATATATCACTAGCTTTAGCGCTTACGCCTTCTGCCACAGAAATAGCTCTTGATCTATCTAAAGCCATTTGATCTCCAAGCTCTCTATATCTAACTTCTTTTTGTTTATTGTTTAAAGGCTTATCGTTTATAGTTTCGTTTTCTACGATTTCTACAATCTCAGGATTTGCTTTTGCTGCTCTTTTACTTTCTCTGCTAACGCTCTCTCTTACGTGGTTTATAACAGCTACTATTTGGTCTTCAGTAGATTTGGATTTATAGTTATCTTTATTTACTTTTTTTAAATACTTATTGTTATTAGTCCATAGATCACCTAAGCTTTCTTTAGCTTTTTTAGTACTGGTTGGTTTTTCTTTTATATCTTTAATTTGACTGTCTAATACATTTAGCTGAGTTTCAAATACTTTAGCTTGCTCTTTGCTTAAAGACTCTTTATATGAGTTTACAACTTCAGCTTTATCAACGTCAGACATACCAGGCATAACACCTGCTTGTGATAAAAGTTGTGATTTTATCAACTCACTACCTATTAACCTTTTTATGTCACCAACATCACGACCAAGAATATCCACACCTAATCTATCAAGTTCTAATCCTTGCTCTTGAAGGTTTGAAGCCATGTCAGACAATAATAGCTTTTTCTGTTTATCATCTAATTTAGAATCTTGTATTAACGTACTAAGCTCGTTATTATTTATTCTAAGCTTGTTTATTTTTTGCTCAAACTTTTTAGTGGCATTGTAGTTTACCATACCAGAATAAGCAACACCTGGGCTTTGTGAAACACCTAATGTTATTATAGTAGACATAGCGGTATCGTCCCATGCACTAAGATCTAGTTCTCTATCAAGTATACCATATTCTGTTATAAACTGCTGACCACCATATATTAATTCTTCTTCAGCAAGCTCTCCAGCACCTCTCAGCAACAACGGCTTACCTATCAAACTTGCTACTTTTTGATAATTACCTGCGTATAAATTTTGAGCTATACTTGTTAAAGATGTTGGTGATTTAAAATCTTTTAAAAGTTTTATAGTGTTAGGAGCTGTACCTAAAAACCTAGTTACAGTACCCTCGATTATACCATTAGCTAATGAAGAGTTTACAATTTGAGCATCGCTTATCTCACTCATTGCTTTTGTTTTGTTTATATCTCTCATAGTTTTAGTATAAGTATATAAATCTATTATGCCACTCTCATAAGCGTTTAAAGCTATTTTAGCTTGCTTGTCAGCTGTTCCAACTATCTGTTGTTGTGTTTTTAGATCACGATAAGTTTGAGCTCCTGAAGACAAACCAAATAAACCACCAATAGCATTAGCTGTCATAGCAGAAGATAAACCAGCCGCTGAACCAACACCACCTGTAGCTATAGCTAAGGTAATATTAGCAGACTGCTGACCTAGTGTTCTAAAAAAGTAAGTACCAAAGTTACCGTCATCATAACTACCCATCTTTTCAAAATAGTCATTTTTAGCGTTTAATCTTTGCTGCGCTTCTACAGCCCATTCAGCGTTAACTAAGGTGGGTGCTGCTAACAGTATTCCAGCAAAAGCATCATTAACATCTTTAGCTAACAAACCACCTATACCGTACTCTTTCATTGAGTTTCTAAAAACATCAGCATCAGCGGGATTAGCTGCGTAAAATTCCGCAACTTCTCTCTGCATGTTTTCTAAAGTAGCTGAATAGTCTATTTGAAGATTAGCAAAGTCATTTTGTAGTTTGTACATTTCTGACTGAGCCTGTTTAAGTTTTTTACCTTCTTCAGAACTAAGATTTCTATCGTTAGAAACTGAAAATATAGCCTCACCGCTTGGAGTGTACTCTATACTAATCTCAGTTCCTTCTGGTGAGTTATTTGAAATTTCTTTAGCTTTTGCACTTAATATATCAACAAACTTTTTTTGTATATTAGGAAGTTCTTTAACTTGAGCTTTTATTCTTTCGTCAAACTTTTTTTTCTCAATTTTAGCAACACCTTGACCTAATCTAATTAAGTTTTGATCACCAGAGTTAGCCATTATTTTTTCTGCTATAGTAGAAGATCTGTCAAGTAATTCTTGGTTTTTTACTTCCTTAATACCAGCAATATACATTTTTTTAATAAAATCCTCACCTCCAGCTTCCTCTATTTTATCTACAATGTTTTCAGGTAAACCACGCCAGTTTCTCATTCTGATAATATCGTCATCTATTTTACCTGGTACTTTAACCATTTTATCCAGCTTAACATTATAAACCATTTCGCCTATAGCATTGCTTTCCATGTACTCTCTTATTTGGTCTTGCTCTTCCTCGCTAAAACCTTCTGGTAAAACCTGATTTACGTTTGCTATTATATCTTCTGCATACGTGTTTTTAAAATACTTTAAATCTAAAGATTTATTAGATTTTATTACTTTTTCTTCAGCTTCAACTTCTCTAGCTTTTGTCTCTAAGTAATTACTAGTTGCTTCGTAACTACTTTTCTTTATAGATTCATAACCTTCATCTCCTAGATCTTCTTTCATAAAAGATCTTAACTTATCGACATTTATTTTTTCTTGAACAACAACTCCATCTTTTAAAACATTATAAGAATAAGGTTGGTATGTTCCATCTTTTCTAGAACCACTTGATTGATTTATAGACACGCTATAACCTGTAGATTCTAAAGCTTTATTTATAGCTCTATCGTCTTTTGTTTCATCTAGCACATCAGCTAGTTGACCAACAGTGTTAACAATAAGCTCTTCGTCTGTTTGGCTGTTGTAAACTTGATCTAATTTTTTTAAAACATCTACAGCTTCATCTCTACCGTCTAAAGTAAAAGGCTGTAAATCTAATTCTATTGGTTTGTCTGTTCCTGGTAGTATTATGTTTAAAGCATTTCTAACACCTGTTTGCTCTATAAAAACACCTGGATAAGCATCCATTAAAAACTCCTGCACCTCTTCCTCTGTTTTATCTATAATAGACATAGGCTTGCTTATGTCCATATTAGAACCTTGATATGCTTTCTTTAACTTACTTCTTACATTAGAATATCTTTCATCAAGACGCATCTTACCTGCTCTAGTACCATTGTACTTGTCACCAAATATACCTCCCGGTTCAACTTTTTCGTATTCCGATAAAATATCTTCCAACTGAGATTCCAAAGCGAATGTCTCGTCTATCTCCGTTGCTACAGGTACATTCTCTCCTGCAACAACTACTGGCTTTCCCTCTTCAGGTCTTAACACTGTACCTGTTCCTACTGGTTCTTTTTCCTTTATCTTTAAATTAAAAGCACTTACGTATTCTTCTAAAGACATTTCTTCGTAATTAGCATTGTCTTGTACCTCAGCAAGTGTTAATTCACCTAAGACTGGGTGTATGTAAATAGGATCTATTGCCATTTTTTTTATTATATTTAATTAACGATAAAGTTTCTTAGCTTGTTCAAAAGTCTTACCTTCACCAGTTGGGTCTCCATCTTTATTTTCTATCATGAACAAGTCCGTTGATGGCTTGTAAATAAGTTTTCTACCACCTGTTCCATCGCCTAAAGTTCTTGCTACTTCAAAAAACTCTTTTGCTGCATCTTCACCTTCTGCAAACACGTCTTTATATAATTTAAGTCTTCTTTCGTTAGCATCTCCAGTAAATTCTTTTGAATTGTTGCTGTTATTCTTTGAAGGTTTAGAAACATCACTTTCTTCTATGTAAAAATATTGCTCCGTGCCTGGTTTAACATTGCTTACATCAACTCCAGCTTCTTTAAGTTCATCTATCTGCTCTTGCGTTATCATTCTCTTTTGAAGTTCTAATCCATTAACTTTTTGATTAACAAACTTTCCAGTTGCAGCATCTCTTTCTTGACCTAAGTTAAAATGAGTTAAAAAATCATCGTTAATATATCCAAGTATTTCTTGCTGAACATCCTCTTCTGAGAATTTTCCAGATTTGATTTGATCAGCATAATCTATACCAGCTCTACCTAAAGATTCTAAGTAGTTATAAGCATCTTGCTGATCTGTAGGATTTCCTTGCAGCATTCTTGTTATTGTACCTGCTTTAGCGTTAAATAAATTTTTCATAGAGCTTAATGCTCCTTCTATATTAACAAACTCCATAGACTTAACTTGGTCTAAGGTATCTCCTTTTGTTTTTGTTCCTGCTAATTTATGTTTATATTGCTTGTTTAATTGCCCGTTTTTTACTACATTAAACTCTTTAGCCTGCGCATTATAATCTATTTCAGGTATTATGTTTTGTCTAGCAATATTACCATCCCAACTACCGTCAGATAAGTTTCTGCTCCAATCAACATTTATATAACCGTCAACTACAGGGTATTTACTTTCATCACTATAAGAAGCCGCTTCTGGGGTTCCTGCTTTTATCTTAAACGAAAGTTTCATTATTGATTCAAGATCTCCTTTTGAGTTTTGTACTCTTTCAAAAGCTCTATTTGTAACTTCTACATTACTAGGCAGAGGCTTGTTGTATATACTAGAACCAACTAAATAGTTAGTATATTGTCCAGCCCCTGTACCAGATAAATAGTAACCTTTTGCACCACTAATTACTTTTTCAAAATCTTCTTTGTCAGCTAATGGTATTGCAGCTTCTTTAGAAAAGTTACTAAAAGTTCTTTGTTGGCTTGCTATAGCCTTTTGGTATTTTTTTCTTGTCTCTGAATCTAAGTCTAGATTTGAGTTAACCTCTGCAGCCATCTTTATAGTACCTATTCCATAGTCTTTTTTAAAACCCTTGTACTCATAAACACCTCCATACATCTCAAACTCAACTTGCTCTCTTGCTTGTTCTATAAAGCCTTTATCAGCGCCCTCATCTTCTAATTTTATAAAGTTAGCTTCTGATGCTTCTAGAGCTTTTTGCTCTGCAGATATATATGATTTTTGATATATTTCTTTTTTCTTTTGTACTATGTCAGCTTGTTTATTTCTAGCCTCTACCACTTGGTTAAAGCCAGACACTAAAGCTGCTGAAACTTGGCTAGACGCATCGGCCCAAGCTTTTGCACCGTATAAATCTTGTATTATTGTTGGATTAGTATATGCACTCATGTTTTGTACTTTTTATGGGTTAAACCAGGTTCCTTGCTGAGCACCACCAACAGCCGACGCCATACCAACTACTCCTGATACAGCACTACCCCATGCTTGAGCTTTTGCTTGGTTAGCGGAAGCTTGATTCGCCATGGCTTGCTGTTGTTGTCCAGCTGCTCTAGCTAAATCTGCGTTACTTCTGTTTTCCTCTGTTTGCATTACAAATTGTTCTCCAGCCGCCATTTGAGTTTGCATTCTCTGTCCTTCTGATATTTGTATACCTTGTATTCTTTGTGCTTCACTCATTTGAAGCATTTCCATTTTTTGTTGACCTTGCGCTCTTAATTTTTCATTAGCAACTTCTTGTTGTTCTATACTAGCTGATACTCCTTTTTTACTAGCTAAAGCTGCTTGTGCTAAAGCAGTTGCACCACCAGCGCTTGCACCTGTAGTTGCTAGTGTATCTAAAGAATTAGCTAAAGCCATATCAGCTTGTTCCATTTGTATTTCAGAGGCTTGAGTGGCAACAGACATACTAGCGAAAGGATTAGATACCATATCACTTAAATTAGAAGCTAAACTAGATAGATTACTATTACCTGCATAAGGATTTGTTATAGGAACTCTTTCAGCTTTTATTCTGTCTATTTCTCGTTGAGCTCTTGATGCTGCTCTACCGGCTCTTTTAGCGGCCTTGTCCGCTTGATTCGCTGACACAGCTCCACCTATAAGAGAAACTCCAGCTCCAATTGCTGCTATTGCTGCCATATTATTTTATTTTTTTAATTATTTCATGTGATGGATTTTCGTCCACCGTGTACCCTAATTTTTTGTGTTTATCTATTAGACTTTTGCTTCTACCTATACTAAGTATTAATTTAAAACCTCCATCATAAGCCCATTGCTCTAATGAATCTATTAACAGTAGTATAGCTTGCTCTCTGTCTTTTTTAATTCTATATTTTGGATTTGATATTATCCACTCCATCCAAGCTATTTTTGAATTTGTTGCATATAGAAAACCCGCTACTATAGGTTCACCTTCTTTTTCTATTATTATTCCACCTGTGCCATTTTCAGGTAACATTTCTTGTGACAAAGGTTCCCACTCAGGCCAAGACTTCCACCATTCTACGATAGTGTTATAGTCTTTTTCAATTAATCTTCTTGCTGTTAATTCCATTTAATTTCATTTAATAAGATGATTCAGAGTAGTTTGATGATAGCGCAAATAACTCATTTGTTCCAGAGCTAGTTGTGTTTGTAGCTCTTAATTTTACTGTTGCAAAGAATCCTTTAACTCCGGATATTGATCTACCGTATATAACCTCACCTCCAGTAGCAGCCGATGTATTTATTAAGTTTGCAAAATACTTATCTTCTTTTCTTTTAAATTCATTTCTAAATAAACTACTTTCCATGTTAGCTAGCGTTGTCGGTAAAGTGTATACCGCTATTGGATTTGCTGAATCTTCATTTGTAACAAAGCTTTCCATAGACCAATTAAAATTACCTTCGTAATTAACTGTTTTGAATGTTTTTATTAAAGAAGGATTTGTGTTTAATATACTAGTAACAGTTGAGTCATACTGAACTCCGTAAAAATTAGCTCTAGGTAAAACACCACCATTATTATCTCTATCAACATAATGCTTGTATAAAGAACCACTTTTAGTAGAAAAGAAACTGTTTTGTATGCTAAACATTTGTCTAGGTATATAGCTTAACGTACTTGTCCAGCCTTTTACTTGCTCGTCAAAAGTTACAGTTACCGGTAAGCCTGACGTAGAGGTTTGTAAAGACAAAACATAAGCTTTATTATATATATCGTAACCACCTACAGCTTTTCCAGCTTCTAATATACCAAACTGATCTCTAAAAAAGTCATACATACCATAGTTAGATATTTCAGTTATACCATCTCTAGACAGTCTAAGAACAGATCCTTGAGACGCGTCAGTGAAATATTTTCTGTAACCATAAACAGCAAAAGACTCTGGATTTTTTGCAATTCCAAATTCACCCGCATATGGTTGTATAGCTCCAATAACTACATTAGATGTAGTTTGAACTGGTAAACCTTCTTGAGTGTATATAGCGTCTTTATCTATTAAAGCTCTATTAACTTTTCTTTCTTGAAATATAGTTAAATTAGTATCTTCAGCGTATAGTTTTTGTATACTACCTTTTGATGGGTCTACAGTTCTAGTTATATCTTGACCAGATGGAAAAACATTTGTTTGATTTACACCTGTTCTAGAGTTTACAACGCCAGAATATATAATAGAGTTAGCTAAAAGTTGTTGGGTGTTTTCATCTGAAGCTAAAAAAGCTCTAGGAGCTAACCCGGTTTGTACGTTGTTATAGCCACCTCTAATTCTAGCTTCTTCAATATACCAATCATACTCAGTTCTAGAAGGCCCAGTCTGTCTGTTTATTTTTTTTAAAACGTATGTGTTATAATATTTTACTGGTATAGCTGTAGCCATATTTTTATTATTACTTGTTTTTTAAATTATTTAGGTTATGGTCCTACAAATCCACCTGATGGAACCACTGTTGGAAATACAGTTGGATCTGATGTACCAGTACCTCCTCTTAGATAAAACGGTGGGTCTGCCATTGGAACTTGAGTTAAATTTGTTCCTGGGTTTTGTATAGTTGGTGTTTGGCTAGAAGGAAGGTACGTAACTATAGCACCAGCATAACCAGTTGGAGTAACACCTGGCCAGTTTTCATTTCGTGTCATTTCTATTTTTAAGTTAACCGCTGCACTAGGTTGAAAATTGTATGTGCCTGTATTAGTTGTTGGTGTAGGATTTTTTTCACCTGGGCTAACTCCCTCTGTTATTTGAGTTGAAGTTCTAGAAAGACCTTGTAAAGTAGCGACTCTTTGAAAGGAACCAGTAAAACCTGTATTTTGGTTTAAACCAGTACTCGTTTGGTCAAAAACACCATATCCACCTACAGTGGTAGTACCGCTACCTAATGTGCCATCAGGGTATGTACCTCCGTTTTCAGTGATGGCTCTAACATTACAAAAACCAGGGTTTTGTTTACTAGAGGCAACCCATATACTTATATCGTTTGCTGTCCAGTTTTGAACTTGACCTTGCCATATAGGTAAATTGGTTGAGCTTGTAATAGTGTTTAGTGATATATCTGACTGAGTCCCTTCATATGCTGGACTTGGATTTCCTTGTGTGTAAGAAGCATATACTACTTGACCAGTATAGTTAGCTGCCCCAACAGTGTAGCTCATATAGGTATACGTAACAGCTCCAACATCGTCTGTAAGACTAAAATATAAAGAATAAGAACCTACTTGATGGTAGTTACCAGTAGTACTGTTACCTGAACATACAAATTGTCTATACTTAATAGGGCTTGAGCCCGGTGAAGCTGTTTGGTTAGCTTGATACACAATGCTTGCAAAATCACTTATATTTCCAGAAGTACCAGAGTTGCCAGGGTAAACGCCCCAATATGTTGTAGTTCCAGAATTATCTACATATCTAGCGCCTACAATATCCCAACCGTTGTTACTACTAAAAGTTGCAGAATCACCATTAGTTGGATACCCAATTCCTGATGTTATAGCGCTACCATTTAAACCTAATGGACTAAGACTACTTGCACCTGAATTTGGATACATGCCAACTATTAGCCCTCCGGTATAAGGTATTGTAAAAGGAGGTAGAGTGTTAATTATAACAGGTGGATCGTTTTGCAATTGTAAAGTTACAGTTTCAAAAGTTTCAACACCACCTAAAGTCCATTTAAGATTAACTTCAAATTTACCTCTCCACGTAACATCATATAAGTTTGAGTTACTACCACCAGCAAAAAACCCGTTAGGATCATTAGACCCTTGAGCTGTAGTTATGTTAAAACTACCATCACCAACAGCTACTAAACCAAATCTACTTATATAATCTATATTAGTATCTATAGCTTGTGTTGATGGGTTGTAAGAAAAAATATTTACAATAGAACATGAAGCAGATGTAACTATTTGACCTCCACTTGTTGGAAAAAAGTTACCAGTTATAGTACTACCTACGGCATCATTTTCAGAAAAAGAAACTGTTACGCTTGAAAAAGTAGATCCATTTATATCACCACTTTCATTTTGTATATCAACATTTAAATCAGATATAAGTTGTGCTGAAGAGGTTTCGTAAAATAACTCTAACTGTGATACAAAAGGAGATGTTTCATAAACAGCTAAACCTAAATTAGCCGGATAAGGATTACTACCTGTAGGTATGGTGTACAGTTGCTCATCTAAACCTACTGGTTTTCTAGTAGATATTTTAGCTACATAAGGCTTAGTGTTGAAGTTGTATATAGAATACGGGTTAACCTCACCTGGATCTGATGGGATAGGTGTTGTTTCATCTCCAGTTAAAAGAGGAAATACATCTTTTATTGTCCCAACTAAATCAACTGAGTCAGGTGAGAACGCGGGATCAAATTGTTTTGTTTGAGTTGAAAAATTATTTACAACTACTGGAACTATGTTTGTTACTCTAGGAAACATTGTTTCATCAGATGTAAATTGATCTTGTAGTGGACCAACATCCTGCAAGTTTCTAGGTACTTTGTTTATGTTGTCAGATATTAATGTTATAAAACCAGTCTCTCCCTCTTCTAATGTAGAGGCTTTAATTGGATAACCGTTTACTATACCAGGTAAATAAACATTGTAATAATCTTGCTGTTGTTGTTTTACTCCAAACTTGTAAGTATAAAAACCATTTACGTTTATATCGTAAGTAGCACGAGTCATATTTGACGACAAATCAGGTTCTGGTTGTTGAAGATCTGGTGTATTAGAAAACAAGTACTTAATGTCTATTTCTTCCTTAGTCTGTATTGTTATATCATATATAGGTGTTGAGCTAGAAGGTGTTACCGTTACTATATCAGTATAGTCTATGTATTGACCTGACATTTTTTTACCAACTGAAAAACATCTATTATAGTTTGTAGGAAAATTTTCAAACAAAAGCCCGGTACCATCAGAACGTACCCCAGCAGAACCTAACTTATATTGGTAGTATTTTTTAGGACCAAATAACAACTCCACTTTAACGTTGAACCCAGGGGTTATAGCACTACCAAAAACTACATTTACGTGAGCTAAACTAACACTTGCAGTATAATCAGAATTAAGTGTTTTTAATATCCAGCCATTACCTTCATTAACATACACGTTAAGAGTGTTAGCATTATTTTGAAAGTCAACGGCTTTAATAGAATAAGCAAAAAACGTTGTTGTTAGAGTTGTTGTGTTTGCGGTAAAGTATTGGTAACTTTCACTTTCAAAAAAAGGATATAAAGCACCAGTACCTGTCCCGCTTGTTCCATCTTCAATGTTTACAGCGTAATACTCTCCTTGAGCATAAGATCCTGGATAACCTGATGTTAAAGAATTTTCTGGTATTGGTTGAAGATAATTTACCGAAAGCGTATCACCAGGCCAGTTTATGATGTTACCATTAAACTGCAAAGTGTTATAATCAGAGAAAACGTTAGAGCCTGGTTGAGGATCGCCGTTGACATCAAGTAGTCCATCATAGTTAGACAAAACAATATCTGTTTGTCTACCAAACTTATCCGCTAAAACTATACCAACTTGATAATTTCTATTTTGCTTTAACGAATGCTGTGGATACTCTATAAATTGTTGAGTAGATTTATCAGCAACAGAAGCATAATAGTCTAAACCTAACGGTGCAGTATAGCTTTCTACATAATTAGAATATAGTATTCTATTACCACTAGACTCTTGCGCTAAAGCTCTAACAGGCACTTTGTCAAAAACTCTAGTGGTTTCAGACTGCGGCATTGTTTTTATAGGTTGCTTTGACTGGTAGTTATATTGATATATATTAGTGTAATTTAAATTACTTATAAAAGCAGCATCAACATCTACTTTCTCTAATATTTGATAAGCCTGCTTATCTGACTCTTTATATATTATCTCTATAGCTTTTACCTTATAGTTATTTATTATGTCTATACAGGGAAGTTGAATATTTAACACAGCATTGTTGATACTGTTTTGCATAAACTCAACTACAGTAGTAATAAAAGCTTGTGTTTCATCATCATTAATAAATTTACCTTGATGTTCAGGAATAAAAACATCTTGACTAAAAGGAGCTACTACTGAGTATTCGTTGTCATCAAACTTGAACCTGTAGCTAAATCTAACAAATTTGTCTTTTAACAATTCCGGATCTCCATTCCAACCGTTGTAACCTGCTTGTTTTATAACTCTTACAGACATTCCATAAGAAGCTGGACTTGTTAAGTTTGTTACTGGCAGAGCATTAGTGTTGCTCCAATTAACGTAAAGATTATTTGTAGTAATAGCATCACTTGTCCAATATCTAGCTCTTGTGGTTAACTCTCTAAAGTCATTACTAATAGATGCACCTTGTCTCCAGCCACCAGGCTTGACGTTCATTCCGTTAGCATTTGTGTTTGCTTGAGGTGGATTGTCCCAAAGCGTTGTGCTTTTGAAAAGATTAGAAGTAGCTCCACCAGCGGCTATAATACCATTCCATTGTGCAGTTGTTGGTATTGTAAACCCTATAGGCGCTAGACCTCTAGAATCCATTACAGCGTATTTGTTGTATAAAACACCATATGTTACTTCATTTCCTATATACTCATCATAATAACAAAAAGCACCGTACTCTCCAGTGTCAGCATCTTGCCATGAAGCTAAAGTCTGTGCTTCAACTATTGGATCTCCGTTTCTATATCTAGTCACAGCTAGGTTAGAGTCGCTAACCTCAAAAATACCTACCGGTACAGTGTCTGGGTCAGCAGCGTTTGTCATTGTAGAAGGATAGGTATCTGTTTCTGGTGTATAATTATTTATAAGAGGTGCTCTTAAGTTTAAATACTCAGGCGGAAATATTGGTGCAAACTTAGCTACAGAAATTTGATCTTCATTAAAGTAGTAAGTAGAAGGTTGCTCTATATTTATTTTTCTAGGTTGATTTCTATTGTCTGTCCAAAACAATAAGTTTTCAACTAAATTAACACCAAGCACTGGGTTTAATGTTGAAAAGTTTAACCAATATCCTTCAACTTTTACGTTTGTAGTACTAAGTATAGAATTGTATACTAATATCTGACACAGGGCTGTACTTGGCGCTAATCCAACACCACTCCAGTCTGTTTTAAAATAGTACACAAGAGAGTTAGCATCATCTACAAAATAACCTATTATTTCACCAGCATCATCATGTTCTTCAGATGTAACTTTGATATTACCTAATATAGACTCTAAAGCACCTACATCGCTTGCTTCTGATCTAGAAACAGCTATATTTAAAGCGTCTCTGTATTCGTTATTTGGGATAAGTCTCTCGTCTAAATCTTTATTCATTTTAGACCTAATGAAACTATTCTTAGCTTCTGCCATGTATTATGATTTTATCCATTTAGATTTACCTCGCATCACTTGAACTATCTCGTCAAGTTTTATATTAGATAATCTTATTTTAGCATTTCTTAATTTAGAACTTTTTTCTCTTCTTAATCTTTGAACTATGTATTCAGGTTGGTTTATTCTAGTGGATATAAGAGCATGTAGTATATAAGCATACATTGCGTCTTCAGCCATTTTAGGTATTCTACTATCTAAATCAAAAGCTAGTCCATCTGAGATATACTCTAGCACTATTATTTTACCAACTAAATTGCTTGAAAAAGAAATTTTACCTTCTCTTTCATTCATGTTAAACCACCCGTTAATTTGAGAATATTGAGGATCCATTCCGTACATTCTTCCGTAACCAGATCCAATATTACTACCTAAGTCACCCCAATTGTAAGCCCACATATCGTTTGTAAACTCATTAGTAAAATTACCATCAATAAAATCAGTGTTAGCATTGTGCCATCTTTCTTGTGTTATAGATGTTCCCTCTATGTCATTACCCCATTGATCCTGAGTTGGTATACCTGCTGAGTCTTGAGCTTGAGTGTAATAAGGACTAGTTGTTAAGTTGTTAGCTGGGTATATAGGCCTTTTAACACCTAACTCATCTATCCAAGACATGCTTACGTAATTAACATAATCTTGAGGTAATATTAATGTAAGTTCATTTGGTATAGTTAGTTCAGCTTTTTTTATACTTTTTAAAGTATCATAACTAAACTCCTGCATTGCTCTTTTAGTGTGGAATATTACATCTGTTCTTTTAGCGTTTGGTATTAATTTATCTTGCCCTATGTACCCTACTAAAAAATTACTAACAATATCATTTAGTTTAATGTATTGATATCCTCCATAATTATCTTCTACTGTTTGTCCATATGCTTTTTCAGACTCCGTGTTAGCGTACTTACCACCACTCAGTGTTGTTAACTGAACAACTATAAAAGCATTAGCTAAAGGAGATGCTGTTAAAGATATAGTCTTACCATCAGTAACTACTATCTCTGTAACCCATTGACTCCAAGTGCCAGCTAAACCACTTTGACTTGTGTAAACTTTAAAATTGTTTAGACCATAATCGGGATCACTAGGATTCCAACTAGTAGAGCTTCCTAATATTAAGTCTGTATCAAAGTCTGTTGTAAATTTTTGATTAGGTGCTAATGATCCAGCTCTAAAGTCTTGTGTTCCTTGATAATACTGTTGAGAATTTTCAGTTATTGATCCGTTATTAGTAGGTTGTATAGCCATTATATATTAGTTTCTTTCGTTTTGTGCTTCTTGAGCGATTTCACTAGCAGCGGCTTGAACGATACTTGGGTCTTTTATTACAACTCCAGCATAAAGCAAAATTTGCAAAACAACATTTGTTTGTTCTGTAATATCTAATTGAAAATCAACTGAAGTAGAGGGATCCCATATGTATGTGTAATCAGGCGCTGATGATGTAAAGTTCCAAACAACATCCGCTGGTTTTTTAACGTAAGTAGCTTGTACGTTAGAGTTTATTGATTGAGGATATATAGTTATCTTATTGTCCTCGTATAGGTAAACTGGAAAGTAACTTGAAGGTTTAGTTATTGTAGATAAATTTAATTGAGCTAACTCATTTCTTTGAACAACTTCAACCTCTTTGTCATCATTATAAATAACAGTACCTAATTTGTAAAAATCTAAAGGATATAATGTTATAACTATATTTACACCCACAGCTAAAGCTCCTGCTGTTAAATTGAAGTTACCACCTGTTATGTTGTAGTTAGTATATACAACACCGTTAACAGTCACAACCACTTGGCTTTGTTCAACTTGAGCCTGAGTTATAGTTGTTAAGGGGTATGATATATTGTTTAATATTCCTGTTAAGTTTTGAGTTCCAGTAGCTGCTCCTGAAGATGTTGGAGTTGTAAAGAAACCTGGCTGTGTAGTAGTTGGCGCTGTGTACGCGCAAGTGCCTATGGTTTTAAAAACGTCAAGTTTTTCTTGCACACTTTTATATCTGTTACCGTATTCACTTTCGTTTTGCGGCACTCGTAGTTGTTGGTTTATAGTTTCAAAATAAGTATCAACTATATCAAGTTGTACTTGAGTAGCTAGCTTGTTAAATTCATTAGGTGTAAGATAACCTCTTTGCTCCTTATTTATTATCAACAAGACTGTTTTATAAACTTGATCTACGTTTATTGCCATTTTAATTTGTTTATTATAATATAGGCCCGAGTGAACGAGCCCTATATTAGTATTACATGTTATTTAAACTTTTTCTCGATAGACTTGTATATTTCTACTCCTTCATCAGTCTTCAAGAAAGCAGCAAATGCTGCGTATGGATTTTCATCAAATGGTACAGTCATTAATTTTCTACCATTACTAGCCCAAGTAAACACGCGTTGATCTTGTGATAACTTTATTATTCTAGCTTCTGTGGCTTTTATACCAAAATTTCTTAATTGTACATTTTCATCGTTCGCCAACTCCATAAATAATTGTGGATTAGATTTAGCAAACATTAGTAAATCTCTTTTTATTTCTTTAGAACTTAGCTTGTTTATGCTAGTTCCTATTTCAACTCTCAACACAGCTTCAGCCTGATCTATATCCATATCTCTAGCTGCTAAAAGTGCTTGTATTTCCCACTCCATCCACTGTAGTTCATTAACAGCGTTTTCTTGTGGTTTTAATTCTTTAAACCTATGACCTGATAAAGGGTGGTATAAAGATAATAGTTTTTGTAAGTTTTGTTTTTCCTTTGGAACAGCTAAAACACCGTCTCTAAAAGTTATATGACCCATTGTTGATTCTCCTTTGTGCTCATCTACAAATACAGAAGCTTGGTTTGTAGCGTACTTAAGTTCTCTTTGAGATCCTCTTGATTCGTCAAACCACAATAATGGATGTTTTTTTGTATGCTTACTAGGTATTGTATAAGTCAATGGTGACTCATTACCTGTTAGATAGTAATTTCTATCTTTTATTTCCCACTCAGTAGGTTTAGTTTGTTTCTTTGTTGACATAATATAATATAATTAAATAATTTATAAGGGTAATTGTTACCCCCGTAGTTACAACGAGGGTAAGAATTACATTTGTTGAATCTTAGATTCCTTTGAACAATACGAAATTGTTCGCAGCTTGAGTTACTAAACATCTTTCTGATAAGAAGTTTACTTCCATTGCATCTAAAGATGAAGTAAAAGCACCTCCTACAGAACCAGTTAACCAAGACTTCATACGTCTGTCGTCAGCTTGTGAAGCTCTATAACGCACGTGTAAGAATGGTCTTCTAATGTTTGTTCCTAAGATTTGATCATATACCGTAGAAGTTCCAGCTGGTACTAATACACCTTCAATAGATGCAGGTCCAGCAATAGCTCCACGAGTAGAAGCATCGTTTAAGTATTTCCAGTCAGTTTTGTAGAAGTCGTAAGAACCTCTTCTGAAACCAGAGAAACCTAAATTTAATGCCATTTCCTCAGAATTTTCAAATAATCCAAAAGCAGTACCTCCAGCAAATCCACCTGAGATAGAAGCAAGCATATCATCAAAATCAAGAGCAGTAGCTCTGTTTAAGAATAACATGTTTTCTTCAATAGCTCCTTGAGTATCTAAGTTTTTAAGTATTGCATCAAAAGCATCTAATCCAGCAGCAGCTGTAAATCCAGTTTGTACATTACCTCTCTGACTGATAGCAGAGAATAAACCTTGAGAACCACCACTTTGATTTGTCAATGCAGCAGGTCCACCAGCACTTAATTCTCCTTCAACCATTGCCATTTCTAAGTAATCTTCAAAACGTAAACGAGTTTCAGATTCAGCTTTTAAATACCATAGGTATCCTCCAGTTCCATCTTCAGTAGCAACTTCTACCCAACCGATCTGAGCAGTGTCAGAACCATTGATAGTATAAGTACTTCTAATAATTATTGGAGAGTTTGAGAATTGAGTAAAGCTAGGATCTACAGTAACCATAGGGTTAGCATTAGCAGCGTAAGTATTTGCTCCTACAGCTGCGTTTGCAGTTGAAGTTCCTTTCTGAAAATCAGAACCGTAAACAAATATCTTTTTTCCAGCACCATCAGCAATACCAGCAGCAGCTAAATTAGCAAAACCATAAGGCTCTACAACTAACTGTCCTGGATTACCTCCTCCACCTGCTAAGCGAGTGTCAGAAGTTCTAACGAAACATTTTGCTTCACCACCGAATTGATCCATTACAACTATTGTTGCACCTGGAGAAATTACGTTAACGATTGGCACAGCAGCACCTGCAGCTGTAACAGGAATTGTAATTGTTCCTGCTCCAGAAGCTGACGTACAGTCATTGTAAGCAATGTGTAATCTATTTTGTTCAGACCAAATTACTTGATCAGATGTCATTGGCATTTCAGCGCCAACCATTCTTAAAAATCCTGATAACGTTCTGTTACCATATCTTTCTACCTCTGCTTCGTAAAGCTCTGGTAGGTATTGTTGTGAGAAATCGTTTTGTCCACCTGTAAAATTTAGGTAGTTGTTTGCCAACGTTTGTTGTTGTTGACTAGGTACGATTGAACCAAATTGCGGAGCAATTGCCATAATTTTAATTTTTAATTAGTTAAACTTTTTAGTTTTAATTTTTAGTTTTGACGAGTCTAACCCACTAATTGCTTTAACTTTTAATCCGTTTATAAATACATTTCCGTCGGCAACTCGCCTAGGTTCGTCTTTAGATGGATTTTTAGATCCACTGATTATGCTTTTCACACCATCAGCTTTTCCTTGTTCGTAAAAATGATTAGCAAGTTTATCTGCGTTCATAGCAGCATACATCGCTTTATGGTAACCTGCAGCGTCTGTCATTAATCCTTCTTCGTTTGTATATTTACCTACAAAGTTTTGTACATCAGCTTGTAGTTCACCTACTTTAACCGGATCTTTAATTCCATATCTAAATCTTTTTTCACCAAGATTAAATTCAAAACCTTTGAATTCACTGTTGAATAGTTTTTTAGTTCTGTCTCTAAAATCACCGTGCACTTGTGTAGCAACTTCTTGTTGCTGCTTATATTGGTCGTAAAAGCTAATAGCTTCTTGTTGTTCTTGAGTAACGCCCGGTCTCAACTTGATCTCGTCGTAGTATTTGCTCTTAGAATTCTCAAGAAATTGTTTTGCGTTTGCAACCTCTTCCTTAAACGCAAGTTTTTTCTTACGTATTTCTCTTGGCTCATCTACATCTTCATCAAAATCAAAATTATCTTCCATTAAAAAGCTAATTTCTTCTTGATCTAAATGTGGTTTTGCCTTTGTGTAATATTCTCTTAAAACATCTTTAGAGTTGTAAGAACTGTAGTCTTTGTTTAAAGCTACGTAGTCTTGTACAGTTCCACCAGTTTCTTCCATGAAAGATACTAGCTTTTCAATGTTTTCTGGTAAAGGTTTGCCTAAGATTTTTTCATCTCTTTTTGCTTCTTTAACTTCTTGAGCTATTTCCTTTACTTCCTCATTTGTTATTTCTTGGATGGGGGTAACTTCTTCAACAACCTTTTCGGGCTTTGATACTTGTTCGTCCACTCCAGAGCTATCTCTGGCTTGTTCGCCCACATCCATCTTCTTTGTTTCTCCGATTTGAATGGCATTTTCTTCTTTTTTTAAAGCTTCAGTAGGTACTTCTACTTTTATAACTTCTGGAGTTATATCACCTGTTGCTTCTGGTTTTGTTAAGTCAACCTTAGTTATTTCTTCTTTAGATTGTAAACTTAGATTTTTAGGTTTTCTTTTTTTAACTTTAAACTCGCCTTCTTGCTTTACGGGTTCTTGTGGTTTTGTTTCTTCTGACATGATAAAATATTATATAATTATTAAATAGTTAACTAGGCGGCATTATATTTTGTAAACCAAACGTGCCTAGTTGTGATGAATCTCCACTTTCAAAATCTACTGGAGCTGAATCATTTTGTCGTTGATTTATTAATTGACTTTGTTGAGTTCCTTGTAATCTAACTCTTTTATCTTTTCTATCTTCTATTTTGTTTTCTTTTTCAGACTCTACACCCATTTTAATTTGAGCTAATTGTTTTTGATATTCAAACTCTTGAGCCATTAACTGTTGTTTTACAGTCATTTCTGTTTGCATTCTCTGAATTTCAAACTGAGACTTAGCTTGTTCAACTTGAACTTTTGATTCTGTCATAGCTTGGTTTTTTTGAACCTCAGCCATAGCAGCAGCCTCTGTAGTTTTAGCGTTTGCTTGTGCTTGTGCTTGAATCATTTGTTGTTGTTGCGCTTGCTCTCTTGCTATTTTCTTTTTTCTTTTTTGCTTTAACAACTGATTAGCTAACTTAAGGTTTTTTATCTGCCTTATGTCTATAGCGTCTTCTAGATCAATACCTCCGCTTTGTAAAGCTATCTGTATATTTTGCTCTAACTGAGCTTGAGCTTCATCATCAGGTTCTAATTCTAAAAATATACCAAAATCATGCAAATTAAGCGTTGCAATCTCTGCTAATGTACTGGTGTTGAATAGAGAAATACTTTCTATTAAAGCATTTTTAGTTAAAGGAAAAGAAAGCACATCAACCATTTTTAAAGAAATGTTTTCGCATATTCTAAGAGCAAGAAACAAACTAGCTTGATTAACATGTTTGGTTGCTATATTAGATTGATTAGCGGCCATCTTTGCTATGCCTACTAAAGCGTCTTTATCTTGCATGCTACCATCTCTAGCTTCGTTTAGACCCGTTACATCTCTTATCATTTGTAGATAATAGTTATAAGTCATTATTAAGCTTTGTAGTTTAGCACTTCCGGCTGATGATTGTAGTTCTTGAATAGGTACTTTACCTCTATTTAGTTCACCATCTTGAGTCAAAGATCTACCAACAATAGAACCAGTTTGAAAATACATGTTTAATGCTTCTGCTGGATTATAGTTTGTACCGTTACCTAAATCAACTTCAGCTAATCCGTCCATATCTAAAAACACACCGTCTGGCACCATTCTAGATAAAACCTGCTGCATTTTCAAATGTGTTATCTGAATCATATCAGCAAAACCTGTTATCTTACTTACTATAGACTCTATTCTACCTTTGTACATTCTAGGTGCACATATCGCGTAGTTCATTTCAACCTTAGTGCTGTCAGAGTTAGGTCTAGTCATATTTTCAGCAAGTTCCCATTTTAGCATTATATCTGTGCCAAGAACTTTTACGCCTGAATATAGAACCTCTATAGTTCTAGAAACTCTGTTATATGTATCAGCAGGAGGTGGATTAAATTCATCTGTTTTTTGAATAACTTTTTCTAAACCATTTTCTGTGTTCTTTAATTTAAACACTTGGTTCATGTATGTCTTATATTCAAAATACATAACTTGAACTGTGTTACTATCATAGTTACCCCAACCTGTTATATACTGCCTATTACCTGGCATTTCTTGAATTCTTTGAAGCTCTTTTTCTGGTATATTAGGAAATTGTTTCTTTAATTCGGGTATTGTAATAGACTTAACCTCACCAACGTAGTAAACGTCTTCAAAGTTAGGATCTTCTGTGTAAGAATATATTAAGTTAGCTGGATCAACATAATCAACAACTATACCGTTTGTTTTATTAAAGCTTGTTTTAGCACAAGCAATACCACAAACAACTAGATCTTCGTTTATTCTTCTTTTTGTTAACGGCCATCTATTGCTAGCCAACGTAGTTGTTATAGCTTCTTCTTCAGCTATTTCAACGGACTGCTTATATGAAAGCTGCATATGCAACTCTAATTCCTCATTACTTTGAGGTAGTTGATCATCTGGTATTTTTGACTGCTTAGCGTCTATACCTAAAGCTTGCTTTGCTTGTTGCATTAGCTCTTTAGCATACATATCTTCAGCTATAGCTTCAGCATATTTTGTTCTTTTCTTTACAGATTCTGGATCTTGAGAGTAAGCTTTAATTTCAAACTGCTTATTTGATATACCGTTTACAACTATATTCACAAACTTTGATATAACAGGAACTGGTTTCCAGTCTAAATTTAAATAAGACAAGTCGCCGTTTATAGATAACTCATCTTTGTATTTTTGAACAGATTGTTCTCCTCTAGCATACAGTCTTAGATTATGAAAATTATTCCAACTAGTAAGGTATCTATTACCGTTTGTTCTACCTTGATTAAACCACTCAGTTTCAATAGCAGAAGCTACTTGAGAGCCGTACTCTCTTGAAGCTTTTTCAGCGTCTGGTACTACCTGACTAGGAAAAGCGCTATTTGAATTAGTATATATTTTCATTTATTCAATTATTTTTGACAATGTACCTTTGTTATTATATCTTTTAAAACCTAAATTATAAGAAGGTCTTTTAAATGTTGGATTTGGTTTATACTTATTTTTATTGCAAGCCATGATTGCTAAACCTGAACTTATAGATGCATCATGAGATGTTCTATTGTTTATATTGAATTTAGCCCAATCCTCAAGAGTTCTTTGAAAATAAACATCACCATAATTACCATCATCTTTTAAACCAACGTGGTGTTCTATGTAAGATTCTATAGCAGCTGCGTGAGCTTGCTTTATATCTTCACTAGAGTTTGGTATTCCACCTATCTCTCTTTCTGTGGTTGATAGTTTACTGTATTTTTTATCTGGTCTATTTATAGAGTAACCTCTATAACCTCTACGTTTAAAATAATACAATAACCTAGGTTTGTTATTTTCAGCGAGTATTGGCATACCATAAAAAACACAAGCCATCAATACATCTTCAAAAAATATTTCAGCTGTTTGAGGTCTAGATATATATTCTAGAAAAAAATGATTTGATGGAACGTTGTCCATATTAAACTTAGTCAAACCATGTAAAGCTCCATTTGATCCTCTTCTGTCTACAGTTCCAGATATATCATAACTATCACAACCAAAAGCTCCCATGTAATCATTACCAGGCCATTTAAGTCCATTTTTCTTTATAACACTATTTTGCATCTCAACAGATGGTATCCAGGATACAAAAAATCTACCCTGCTTGCTAGGCATAAATATAACTTTAGTATCTTTTACACCGTTAACCCATTGAAAATTACCTTGTGTTATTATTCCGCTGTTTTTTAAATCAGCATTCCAATCTACTTGTTGGTATATTTTAGTAAGATTAAATAAAGACGATTTAGCTTCGTCTCTAAATGCGTGTTCTTCTGTTCTTGGAAACTGACGGTAAAATTCGTTTAAACCATCTTGGTCTTCTTTTAAACCATTTACTTCGTTTTGCCAGTACTCAATTACACCTAATTTTATATCATAACCATGAGGATCTTTTACTGCTTTTTTAGGCGTGTCGAAGACAGGTATGCCATAAGAATCAATGTATCCTTCGTAGTTCCATTCCATAGGTATGAACAAAGAATATAATCCCGAGCTAGTTTGCCCATTGGCGTTTCTTTTTGTAACGTCTGAAGCATTGTATAAGTTTTTAAAATTATCCCCTCCTTTATCTAAAGCGTTTGATGTACTTCCCATCATACACTTTCCTATAACTTTACTACCTAATCTTAATGTTGTTTTTGTAACCCTCCAGTTGTTGAGGATGTTGTTCGGCCTTTCCCACTTCCCCGATTCATCGTGGACGAGGAGTTTGAGTTTCTCCCCATCGTAGGAGTTGTCACCGGTGTTCTTCCAATCGATGGTCGTGTCAAGACCGGTAATTTCTTGTACCTTCGTATTGGCGTCAAGCTTTCTACGGGTAAATTTTGACGCGGGTACTCTGTACGCGAGTTCGGTCTTTGGCCTGTCCATACCGTCCTGGATCGGTTTGAAAAAGAAGGGATAGTTGACGGAAATTGGTACCACCTTATCTGTAAACATCTTTTTAGCATCGGGACCAGATTTGGACAATATGCCGAACCGTGAATCCGTGGATATTGTAGCAAGGTTGACCGATTCAGCTGAGGACATAAATGAGAATCCTGACCTACGGTTTTTAAGATAACACATTCCATATGACCTTGGGTCGGCTTTACAAGCTTCCCAAAATATGTAGAATAATCTGTTTGATTCTCTAAAGTCTGGCTTCCCAACATCAATTTTGGACCACTGCAAGTACATGTAATGAGTACCAGTAATATAAGTAGGAGTGTTTTTGTTAATAAACCAGAAACCTTCTTCACGCCTAATAAATTCTTTGTCAATATAGTCATACCATTTTTCTTTAAAATCCAACGGGTACTCTTCCCAGTCGAATACAGATTTAATTTTCTTTAATTCCTTAGGGTATTCAGAATAACTCCACTTATTGTTTTCAAACTTTACGACTTCATTTTCTTTTGGCAGAGCTATTTTAAGATTCTGTATTTCATATACATCTCCTATTTGACCTGTTTTACTTATTACTACTATGTCATATTCTTCATTGTAGCCGTATTCCCATTTCTTATGTTTGTTCTTATGATTTAAAGTTTTAGAATCAACATAGTTTTTTAACACTTTGTATAAAGTTTGCTCGTACATTATCTAGACCTACCTTCAGCAAAACCCTTGAAAGCTGTTTCTTCTTTAGCTTTTTTAGGTTTTTCATTTAACAAATCTTCTTCTTCTTGTATTCTATTTAATATTTCAAAAGCATCAAATATAGCTAACTTTTTTGTAGCTGCTGCATTTTTTAGTCTATCTGCTGATATGTCGTCGTCAGAATCAACAATAGCCTCTTTAGCTACTTTTATTAATTCCTCAACTGCTACTTGACCAGCTTGGATTATATTCCTCTTGGTTTTGTTGATCTCCATACTTAATTACAATATCATTTGATTTCATACAATATAATCGCTCTTTGTTTACAATAAAGTCATATTCACCATAAGGCGTGTAACCTACTGTGTCACCCTCGTTTATTCCTAGAGCTTCTAAAGAGCTATTACCTATTTTAAGTATACCAATAAGTTTTTTCTCTTTACTAACTTCTAAACCATCTTTATTAACTAGTGGTTTTATAAAACATCTATTGTTTATAGAGTTCCATTTATCTTTTTTCTTATAAAGATACACTTGATCTAATGCACAGAAATACAAACCGTCAATAAACGATGATCTACTTTTTTTCTTAACACCTTTCATGTCGTAAAACGTACGAAAAACATTATGATGTATAACTATTAAATCACCTTTACTTATAGGTGTTTTAAATGCTTTAGGAACTTCTACAACCTCGGCAATATTATTAACAAACTTAAAACTTTCTATTTTAGTGTTAAGTATTATTTTTTTATCACCTATTTCTATTTCGTTGTCGTATTCTTTTCCAACCGGCCTAACTATAAAGTCGTATAAGCTTTTCATTAGTATTCTAAATCATACTCAACAGATATAGCCATGTTAGAATTAAACTTCTTCCATGGCAATATATCGTTGTTTTTCTTTATGTGTATATTATAAGAATTATCTGAGTCTTCAAAAAGTATGTGTGATATTTCGTGACCACCATAGACTTGTTGTCCTACGGAATAATGCATAGCATCGTTTTTGTAGTCAGACCCAATACTAATCTTTCTAATATTATTTGTCATCTTCCTGCTCGATGTCTGTGTAAGAGCCATCTTTTAAGTCTATGTTTACTTGACCGTATTGCTCCTCTAATTCTTTCTTTGTTTTATCTATATCAGCAGTTACCTCTTTAATAGCAGCGTGCGTATTTAATTTTTGCACATCTAACAAACCTATATGTCTCAACAAATCATTCATCTTGGTTTGTTGTTCAGTTACAGTTTTCAATTGATCTTCTGTAATCTTATTTACTTTCATTTCTTTTACTTTACTCATAATTTAATTTGATTTAATTGTTTTTTTTAATAATCTAATTGCACCTATAATCCATATGGCTAAAAAGAAATATGGAAGATATGTAAATGTCATGTCCCACGAATATTTTTGAGTGGCTGGATTTTCATTTAGCATATAAGCTAGAAAAAAATAACCAGGCACTAATAACGCGTACATTACTAGTTTTAAATATTTCATTTTATTTTATTTAATTAATACTCTTACTATTTATTATTACTTATAGATTTGAATTTTTCCACACCTCGTGATCCAAAATAAGCTATATAAACAGTTGTAAGTAACTGCTTTAATAATCCAATCCACTCTTGTTCTACAGTAAAAGATATTTCATGGTGACTATCAACCCATATAAAGGCTATAGCCATAAAAGATAAAAATATTAAAGCCATAGGTCGTGTGTTTTTAGAAAGCCATGAATCTGATTTCATATCGCTTTCCCAACGCCTTGTTATTTGACTCTCTGCCTCTGCATTAGCTTTATCCATTATTTCTTGGATTTGCTTTTTAATTAGCAGTTTTTCTTCTTTCGTGGTTGTAAGCTTATCGATGACGTCACCAACTTCCTTGATAACGCCACCTGTAAGCCATTGAATTATTTTTTTCAATTAAAATTTACTTTTTAATTTCATTAAACCTCTACCAAGCATAGTACCATCTTGATTTGCGTCGTTGAACATTGTATCTCCATCTTGATCATAATCAAAAGCATCATTACGACCAGATTTAACAACTTTAGTTCTAACTTTGTTCTTTTCATCAACTGGGAAAAAGTTAGCTCCGATTTTAGTTTCTCCAAGTCTATTAACAGATCCAGCAGAACCTCCTGTTCTTCTAACGCTATTCAAGTAATCTCCAGGATAAGTGTCATCAGATCCAGTGCTATCAAAAAGCATTGAATTAGCTAGTTTACCAACTGGACCTAGATCTTTATGTTGAGGATCGTGAGTAATAGTTAGATTGTTTTTTGCTTTTGTACCTACTAAAGACTTTCTTCCCAAACCACCTGTGTTTGGATTTAAACCATAAGATCCACTAGTTTTATGAGTGTGCACTCTATCATCATCTCCATGTCCTTTATCAGCTGGACCATGTTTCATGTATTTAGCAGCACCTCCATTAGTCATAATGTCTTGAACCCTAGCAGCTCCTTTTTGGTAGCAATTTTTTCTTGCTGGACCATCAAAAGATTGACTGTAACCCATTCTTGAAGCTCCTTTACCGTCTTCAGCGTAATCAGGGACACCATTTCCGTTTGCGTCTGGTTTTTTCTTAGCAGCTCCTTTTTGGTTTTTCGCTAACTCCTTTGCTGGAGCGCTTGAATTTTTAGCAGAATAACTTCCACCGTCTTGATTTGTTTTCATTTTTGCCATTGTTATTTTTTTATTTTTTTGCTTTAATTTTTTTTTCTGCGGCGTATGCGTCTTTTTCCCAAGGACCTTTACCGGCTTGCATTACTGAATAGTCGTACTCTTTTCCCTTAAACATCACTCTACCAGCTCCATTAGAATCAACCTCATAGTCTAATCCAGTACCTGGATTTTTTATCTCGTCTTTGTATTGATCAACGTGGATTTTCTCGTGAGCTAAGGTTTTTTCTATTTCTATTGGATCTTTTAAGTCTTCATTTAAAATAATAACTCCGTTTTTAGGTGTTCTAGCAAACACAGGATCTTCTCCCATGTCTCTTTCAAACACAGATGTACTCATTTTGTTTAAATCAAACGGAGGATTAATTCTAAATGCCATATTATCTTCTGTAAGGAAACTTTTCGTTAAACCACTCTTGTCTATTATTACAACCACAGTTAATGTTAAGACCATCAGACACTCTGTCTACGATAGTCTTAACACCTGTTTTCTGTGTGAATTTAGCAATGCTGTCGCCAAGTCCTCTAGACTTCATCTACTATAAAGTTGAATCAGAACTAAATACAGCGCTTGACCAGTACATTTGGTTGCTAGATGGTAATCCAGCTCCGTCTTTACCTAACTGGCAAGAAGCAGCTACACCACCAGGGTTAGCCGTTAAAGCTTTTATGATAGATTGAGAAGGCATGTTAGCAGGTACAGTGATTGCAACTGGCTCATCAGCGTTGGCTGGGGTAGCGGCTCCAATAGGGCTTTTTGAAACTTGAAGAGTAAGTATTCTTCCACCTATTGTTCCAGCTGCTACAGTTTGATTTGCATCAGCTCCGTAATTAATAGTTTGAGCAGCGTCTAATCCAACAATTCCTTTTAATGTTACTATTACACTGTAGTTTCCTGCAGCTACAACATCAGCTACGTTTTCAATGTCATCAACATTTACTAATACATCTCTAGAGTAATCTCCTCCAACTGCTAAAGTAGCGTTGTTGTTTGCGATTTTAAATTTTACAAATTTTGCCATAATTTTTGTTTTTGTTTTTGTTTTTGTTTTTGTTTTTGTTTTATGTGATTTATCAGTTTACTCTGTTTATTTTTAATGATGTTTTTCATCATATTTCAAGTCACCCGCAAGCTTTGATATATGCTTTTCGTCAGCTGTCATATCTATATCACTGTGACCATGTTCATTATCATAATCAATGTCTTCTTTTAAGTATTTCATATGATGAATGTCATCAGCTCTTACAGCTTTATAATTATGTTGAGTTACTCTAGTATGTCTGTGATAGTTACCAGAGTATTGTCCTGTATATCCTTTTTTTGTATCCATATCTTATCTTCCTACTATAAAGTCACTTACTGTTATACCTGTTCCTGCAACTGCTGTTACATAATCTACAGCTACAGGAAGTATAGTTCCTGATTGTAAACCTTCAAATGTTATAGCTTGAGACGGTACTGGTGCACCTCCTGTTGCTGATACCACTCCTGGTAATATTACAGTTATTTTTGCATCACCAGCAGTACCCATGTCTCCACAGTATATTACAGATGAATTTAAGTTAGTACCAAGTGTGCCTGATTGATTTTGAAATTCCCAAGCTGGTCTAACATCTATACTTGCAATCATTGCACCTGTCAATGGCATTGCTTTGCTTATTACAGCATCTTGTGTTCTAAATAGTCCCATTTATTTTTTTTTAATATTGTTTTCCTTGAGCACACAAAACAGCATTTAAACCTTTGTAAGGTACAGCTGCTTTTGATATTTGCATACCTGTTATTCCTGAGCTAGAGCCCATTCCGTGTACTCTACCTTCTTGATCTAATGGTCCGTCCCATATAGCGCTTTCACCTACTACGCCGTGAGCGTTTTTAGATGCCATAGTTTCATTGTAATTTGGATCTGTTTTATGCATAATTTTTTTATTTACATGTTAATCATAGGGGTATTCATAGAGTCTTCTAACATCTGCTGAGGTTGAGACTGAAAAGTTCCCGTTATTTGTTCGTTTGGTAAGCCAAAAGCTTTTTCACTTATAGGGCTATTTTGCATCTGAGATACACCTATCATACTTGGGTTAGAAGCTGCTAAAGAACCTTGATCTGACATATCAGCAGCAAGTGCTGAAGCTGGATCTGAAGGTGGAGCTGAAGCTGCCGACGATTGCTGTGCTGATTCTAATGCACTTACTCTTGACGTTAAGCTTTGAATGTCACCACCTGCGCCATTGCTGCTAGTTGGTGATTGAGATTGTCTACCTCTAAGTCTAGAACCTAGCGCAGCTAAAATTCCTTTTTTTGTGAAGCTAGGGTTGATGAATGGAATCATAATGTATCTTTGTTTACGTGTTTTATGGATTTGGTCAAAACCTTATCCATATAAGATTTACCATTTATTATTTTGTTTCTTCTAGAGCTAGTAGGTATTTTTTCGTCTCCTAGCATTATTTTGTAAATTCTATTTATTAGTTGCTTGCCTTTAAAAGAAACTTTATATATATTATAAGTTTGTGTTGTCCTGTTTCTTTTTCTCCAAACAGTTATCCAGTTTTCTTTTATTAATCTAGACCAACGTCTATTATCCCAACTATAAGAATATACACCTGCTTCAAAATCTTTTTTTGTAAAAAGATCTATACAGTCAAGATATATTAATAACTCTAAATCAGACTCACGTAAGTTGTTGTTTTTACAAGCCCATTTGCGTATTATACGGTAATGTTTTAGCAAGTTTAAATCTTTTAAATTACTTGCATCTAGCTTTTTCATAAAACAACAACCACATCTTGTGTCTTAATTACGTGGTATGATTTATCGTTAATTTCTATTTTGTGTCCAGCATGCCTATCGTAGTATATAACGTCATCTTTTTGTAATCCTACAACTTCATCTCCTATTTCAACTACGTTTGCTCTAACGTACCTTATATCGTCTCTATGTAAACCTGCTAAAAGTAAACCACCTTTTGTTTCAGTAGTTCCTTCTTTTATTTTTTCTATTATTAAATTTCTACCTATTGCCTTCATCTATTCTCATGTTATTGATTACACAATCTGTAGATAATATCGTTGATGCTACGGAAGCTGCATTAATTAAAGCACTTTTAGTAACCAATAAAGGATCTATAATACCAAACTTAACCATATTAACCATTTTTCCTGTAACTACATCTAGCCCTTTGCCTTTAGAAGATTCTAATTGCTTTTTTTGTTCAGATGTTAAAACCACACCAGCATTTGCTAGTAGTGTTGAGAAAGGCGCTGTTATTGCTTTAAGTAATATTTCTTCGCCAATACTTTTTGGTTTTAAAACATTAGAAGCATTTAACAAAGCAATACCTCCTCCTGGTACAATACCTTCTTTAATGGCAGCTTTTGTAGCACATATAGCGTCTTCAACTCTATCGCTTTTTTCTTTTAATTCAATATCAGAGTTAGCACCTATTTTAACAACAGCTACTTTTGCACTTAGTCTAGCTAATCTTAATTCTAACCCAACTTGAATATGAGGTTTGTTTTTCTTTTTTAAATCTTCCTTTATAGTTGCTATAATGTCTTCAACTTCTTCAGAAACGTCATTTACTTGTATTATTGTTTGATCTTGCGTAGATGTTGACTTCTCGCAAACACCTAAATAATCAACTTGTATAGAGCTAAGGTCATCTCCTAAATCTTCATTTATGACAGTAGCCCCTGTAAGTAGCGACAAGTCTCCAAATATTTCTTTTCTTCTTAATCCAAAAGAAGGAGGTTCAATAACATTTATTTTTATATTGCCCTTTTTTTTGTTCATTACTAAGGCTGATAGCACTCCTGCTTCTATTTCGCCGATAATTAGTAATGATTTATTATTTTTTATTACGTATTCTAATACCGGTTGTATTTGCCTTATTGAATCTACTTTTGAATCCATTAAAAGAACTAAAGCATTTTCTAGTTCAGAAACGTTTTTTTCTTTGTTTGTTATAAATTCAGCGTGCGAAAATCCTTTATTATATTCTACGCCTTCTACTATTTCAACTTTAGTTACACCACCATCTGATGGCTCCATTGTTACTACACCTGTTTCTCCTACCGCTCTAAAAGCGTCAGCTATTAGTTTACCTAACTCTTTATCATTGTTAGTTGATATAGTAGCTATGTCATCTATCATGTCACCCTTTACGGTTATTGATATAGATTTTAAATAATCTACAACTTTTTCAACTCCAGACGATATACCATCTTTCATTTCTCTAAAGCCTTTATCAGAACTCACATCTGAATATGCCGTTTTCATTATAGAGTGAGCTAAAACTGTAGCTGTAGTTGTTCCATCTCCTGCTTCTTTAACTGTTTTACGTGCTGCTTCTTTTAAAAGTGTAGCGCCCATGTTTTCAACAGGATCTCTTAGTATAACTGAATTAGCTACAGTTACACCATCTTTGGTTATTATAGGATTACCAGAGTTATCCTCCATGATAACACATTTGCCGCTAGCTCCTAACGTGGAGCTAACAGCTTTTGTGAGTTGTTCTATTCCTTTAAATACCTTATTTTTAGCTTCTTTTCCAAAGCTAAGGTTTTTGACGATTCCGTCCATAATTTGATTAGATTAAATTTTATTTATTTACTTAAAGGTTTTAACGACTTGTGGTCCGCGAATATAAGAAAGTTTTTTCTCATAGTGGTTAATTGAAGCGTCTATAGCTTGTTCAGCTCCTTCAATTGTTTCGCGTCTCGTTACGTCTATCCATTTTTCGCAGCATATATCTTTTTCTGGATTACACTCGCAGTCTGGATCTTTATATTCGGTTTGATAAAAACCGTTTGGTAGTTGCACAATTCTCCAGTTAGATTTTTTAGCAACATGCTTCCAAAGGTCTAAGGTTTGTTGTGTTGGTTGTGATTGTGGTTGACTACTCCACGTGTTAGTCGAATAAAATAGTGTCATTGGTTTTGGTTTTAAATTGACATTGGTTATCGCTCTTCCCGAGCAGGGTATAAATATATTATTACAAGTTTTTACTCTTTTTTACTATTTTTGTTCTAAGGCGTCAAGTCGAGATTCTAGTGATTCAATTTTAACTAAAGCTTCTTGTAGGGCACTTGTTAACAAAGGCACTAATTTTGATTGATCAATTGATTGATATTCAGGTTCTCCTTCGTAATTTAACGCATCTTTTTGCCCTGTAACAGCCTCTGGTACAACACCAGCAGCTTCGTGAGCTATAAAGCCATCTACTTTGTTTTTAATACCTCTTTCATCTGCTACCTCGTTAATAAAATTAAACCTACTAGGTTTTAATGCTTTTAATCTTTCTATAGAACCTGTCATTGGCTCTATGTTTTCTTTTAATCTATAATCAGAAGATGTGTTATAAGACGTACTTGAACTTCCGGATTGTGTTATAGTACCTATAGACGATCCAGAGCTAGTATAAAACCTCATGAATGTAGATCCAACATTTGGGTTTTTAACAGATATACCAGCATTACCGTATCTTGGGCCATTAACAAATATACCATGTGAGCCGTAAGGCGAACCTGTTGTAGAGTTATATATTTGTAAACCTATTTGGCCTGAGTTAGTAGTAGG